CGGCAGTGCCGGTAGCACGAATATCAGTTTTGGCGCGGCCTTCCGTGCTGCTCGCAAACAGGGTTTAAAGACCTTCAAGTGGCGTGGCAAGGAGTATTCGACGGAGACCAAGGAAGATAAGGCTAAGAAGGCCGAGAAGTCCTTGAGCGAAGTTGAAGTAACCGGCAAGCGTCCTGACTTTACGGAGTTTTATAAGGCCGATAAGGTGACGGATAAGGCCGGTGCTGGTAGTCGCGGTGTCCCCCGTCGCGGCGGCGCTCGTGATCCTGAAGCGTCTAAGAAGGTTGAAGCCAAGATTGATGAGAAGATTGGCGCGTCAATCCGTGGTTCGACCAGCAGCATGAAGAATACGGATAGCGTTTATGAGCGTCTTGCTCGCGGCTCAAATGAGTCTGAGCGTAAGGCCAAGCGCGTTCGTGAAGCCCGTGAAGCGATGAGTTATCGCAAGGGCGGCTCAGTCGGCTCCGCTTCTAAGCGTGCTGACGGTATCGCACAGCGTGGCAAGACCCGAGGAAAGTACATCTAATGATGGCCTCTCGCGGCATGGGTGCAATTAGTCCGAAGAAGATCCCCCGTGCTAAACGCCGGGGGGATTCTAAGCCCGTTAAGGGTACGGGTAAGCCCATCCGCACCTTCAAGGAAGGCGGTGAGTCTAAGGTCAATCAGGCCGGAAACTACACCAAGCCGAGTATGCGGAAGAGTCTGTTTAATAGTATTAAGAATAGTGCGGTTCAGGGTACGGCAGCGGGTCAATGGTCAGCGCGTAAGGCGCAGTTGTTAGCCAAGCGGTACAAGGAGAAGGGCGGTGGCTATCGGAGTTAGGCTACTTGCCATAGCCTTGGTAGGCTTGGTCGGTTGTGCGGATCGTTACCGTTACCCGTGTCAAGACCCGACTAACTGGAACAACACAGAGTGTAACCCGCCAATCTGTTTGGCAAGCGGCACTTGTACTGAAATGACGCTGAGGCAAACAAAGTGCGAGTAGATCCTCAATTAGATACGTTACTTCGGTTTATCGTTGGGATTACACTTGCGGTGACGTTACTGATTATCATTGTTGCGGTTCTCTATTCTCTTATTTTTGTGGTTCAGCCGATTGACGCGCAAGCACCGAATGACGCGGAGTTCTTTAAACTGATCAACCCGATTGCGACCTTTTTGGTCGGTACTTTGTCGGGAATCATGATTGGAACGAAGCATAGTAAGGATAACGAATGAAAGCCCCGCAGCAGTCCTTAAAGGCTTGGGGCGACCAGAAGTGGAGAACGAAGAGTGGTAAACGATCTTCTGACACGGGTGAAAGGTATCTTCCAGAGGCTGCGATCAAGGCTCTCAGCCCTGCTGAGTACGCCCGAACCACTGCCGCCAAACGACGAGGCAAAGCCAAAGGCAAACAGTTCGTCGCCCAGCCCAAAGGTATCTCGCAGAAAACCCGTGCGTATCGTCAAAAAGGGAAGTAAGTAGTAGGGGGGATGTGATGGAAACGGTAGAACTTCTAATCAAGGCTTGGCCTATTTTCTTAGGGTTCATTACCCTAGTTGTCCTGCTTGCTAAGATGGATAACCGTCTTGGCGCGGTTGAAGAAAAGATTAAGGCCCTGTTTGAATTGTTTAACAAAAAGATGGGGCGGTAATGACCTACAAGACCACAGCAACTACAGAGTTCAACCTTGATCTCAACACGATCATTGAAGAGGCTTTTGAGCGTTGTGGTGCTGAACTGCGGACGGGATATGACTTCCGTACCGCGAAGCGTAGTCTTGGTCTATTGCTCATGGACTGGGCGAACCGAGGTATTAACCTCTGGACGCTGGAGACCGGTACCCAAACTCTGACGTACAACCAAGGTACGTATGACCTGCCGGTGGATACGGTTGATTTGCTTGATCACGTGATCCGCACCGGGTCTGGTACAAACCAGCAAGACATCGATATCTCGCGTATTTCGTCTAGCACGTACTTGTCTATCCCAAACAAGAACGCGACGGGGCGTCCGATCCAGATCTGGATCAATCGGCGTACGGGTGCAACCGGGGCAGATAACGTAATTGTTTATCCGCAATACACGGTATGGCCGAAGCCGGACAACACGACGACTTGGACGTTGGTCTATACCCGTCTTGTGCGTATGTTCGACCCCGGTAACGGCGTGAACGGTCAGGATATCCCGTACCGGTTCCTCCCCTGCATGGTGGCAGGGCTGGCCTACTTGATGTCTATGAAGATCCCCGGCGCGATGGAGCGCACACAAATTCTGAAGGCGCAGTATGACGAGGCTTGGGATTTGGCCGCAGGCGAAGACCGCGAAAAGGCAGCGGTGCGATTTGTACCACGTGAGAGTTTCTTGGGTGGCTACTAATGCCAAACAGGTTTGCAAGTGGCAAACATGCCATCGCGGAGTGCGACCGATGTGGTTTCCGGTACAAACTTCGTCAGTTGAAGTCTTTGGTGATCAAGACCAAGAACGTGAACATCTTGGTCTGCCCGGAGTGTTGGGAGCCTGATCAGCCGCAGTTGTCGCTCGGTTTGTACCCGGTAGACGACCCGCAGGCACTGCGTAACCCAAGACCGGATTTGAGTTACTACGAAGAAGGTAATGACGGTGCAGGTGGTAGTAGAATGATTCAGTGGGGCTGGAACCCGGTCGGCGGATCAAGTTCGTTCGATGCGGCTCTGACCCCCAACACCTTGGTCCCTGCCGGTGAGGTAGGGACTGTAACGGTCGTAACGACCTAGGAGATTGAGATGAAAGACGGAATGCGTAAGGTTGCAAAGGAAGAAGTGCGAAAGCACGAGAAATCCATGCACAAAATGCGTGCTGGTGGCAAGACCAACAGCGAGATGAAGAAGTATGGCCGCAACATGGCGAAAGTCATGAATCAGCGTAGCCCTGTTCGCAAGAGCAGCGGCCCGAGGTAATTGCCATGAAAGACATGAGCAAGATCAAGCCGAACACCGAATCGACGGGGCGTAATGGCTACCCGGAGAAGGATGTGAACAAGGGCGTCACGCACATGGATATGCGTGGTGCGGGCGCTGCCACGAAGGGTAAGAAGTTCGTGTCGCAGATCAACCTTGAGAACAACGCCAAGTATCGCTCGGGCTGGTCGCCGTGAATTACAGCCAAC